AATTTAGGTTCATGTAAATCCAGTCAGCTAACTCTGCATTGTCTGTGCCCATACATTCGAAATCGGCGGCCTCGGCTTTGGCATGTTGACTGTTGATCGAGCTACCTATTTTTAAACACAGCTGTTCGCTACGGAAACCGCTCGTCACCTTGACCCTGCCAAAGTGATCACGTACAGGCTGTAAAATATTCTCACAAAGCTCTTTTAATTTTTCTATCTGACCTGAGTTTGGATTGTTATTGATATCCAACCTGACAGCAGTGTCTGATTTAATTAATTCTTGAAGAGTAAAATTACGACTAAGATTCATTAAAATATTTTTCCATGTTGCCATTCCCATAAAAAAGGAGAACTTATAATTGAATTATAGACACAATAATCCAAATGTAAATATTTCATTATTTCTTTTTTATCTAAATATTTTTCAATTTCTTCAGTTTCTTGATTAGATTTATTAAGAGTTGGAACATTATTAAAATGCATTTTTAAAAATAAATTTAAGTCTTTTATATCTATATAATGACTAACACCGGCATTCATTAAAAAAAGTATTTGAGAGGCACTATGATTAATGTTTCCATTTACAGTATTTCTTAAATGTATTTCGTTTGTTGCAAACAATTTATCTAATTTAATATCTTGAACATTAACATTATGTCTTTTTAAATCATATTTTAAACCTGAAATAAACCTTTCATACGGATCTCTTATGACTGCAAATCTAGGTTTGTTTACAGCAAGTGAACGACCTTGCCAAAATTTACCAGGAAAATTATCTTCTATACATTTTGAAACACTTGAATTACCATTTTTATATATTCTTAAAAATTGAAATTTGTCAGTTTCTGTTAATTCAATTATTCTAAATTGCATTTTCGTTTTTGTACCAACAAGCTAATGTGTATCTTGTTCCTTTTTTAATTTTAGTAACTTCATGTACTATTTTATTTCCGTTAAATCCTACTAATTTGTTTTTTTTAGGTGTGACAGTTTCCTCTCCAACTATAGTTTCTCCACCCTCAAAATCATCATTTAAATATATTATTGTTGTATATGGATGGTAATCAAAATCTAAATGTTTTCCTTGAAACTCACCGCAAGGCCATTTAACTAATTTAATGTAGTTTATCATATAATTTTTATTAATACTTTTTATTAAATTATTTAAATTTACAGCTATATCCATAAACATCCTTATATTTGGAGTGCACTCTATTACTTCTGTTTTTCTATGAATTTCATGTATTTTACTATCAAAATTATTTTTATGATAATTAATTAAATCATCTATTTGTGATTCAGGTAAATAGTTTTCTATAACTTTCATTCAAGTATAAGTTTTTTAATACTTTTACTACCATCTATGTTTGATTCTAATTCTGCCATTGACTTTATGCACTGATAAACGACATTATTGTTTTTATTTGTTCTCATTGCAACCCTTTTTCCTTTTAGGCAATCACTCATTGCGGGTTGTATTCTGTGTTCCTTGATCTCTCCGTTAACAATCATAAGAAGGGCTATTACTAACTCTGACATCAATGACTCCCGTTTGCTCTGACTTTATCTTTTAACTCTTCTACATCTGCTAAAAGTTTTTCAGTTTGTTTTTGTATAAAAGATATATTAACTTTGTTATGCATCATGTCTTCAATTCTTGTTTCAATCTGCTCGACACTTTTATAAAGATCTTCTAATAAAAAATGTTGTTCCTGGTCTACGGGGACCTGTTCACTTTTTTTAAGCAAATCATTTTCAAATAATTCTCTTGATGTCTCTAACGATACCAACCTCGAAGTCAGCTCGGTATAAGCGAAGACGCCCATTGCTACGAGCACGATCAGGCTAGCTACCGTCTTCATCGGCATCTGTACGGCGGCCGACTCTGATATGTTGAGTGGTTTATTGGACACCTGGTCCCCCACAAAAAGCTAGGACAACTAACATTACTATCAGTAAACCTGTAAAGTAATAGTTCATCCTGTCTACCTCTATCATTACGTTAACCAACTAATAAGTTTTTCCCACCATTTGTTTCTTGGTGCTTGACTCAAACTGCATTCACAGAGAGCACATTGATTAATGTGATTGTATTTGTGAATACTTACTGCATGTCCACAAAACTCACACATTTTTTCTATTGTTTTTTTAATCATGTTTCTTTTCCTCAATCTCGTAGAAAAATTTATCTGTATCTTCAGTCTTCCATTTACCAGTGTCTTCTACGTTCCACTCGTTGGTTTGTACCTTCCAATCGGGAATATTATCTTTAACCGTAAATGAAGGCAAGTCCCAAATACATCTATTATTTGGCTGAGCAGCATAATTACCGTCATCTAGGGCTATTATGTGAGCACACTTATGTTCGTGTGGTATTTCTGAATGATCAGTGTCAATTATATTACCATTAGGATGGGCCCAGTCAACTGTAAATAGATAGGACCCATGATGCCATTTCTTATCTTTACCAATATATTTTCCGGAAGCTGCGCTTAGAATATTCCAATTAGTAACAGCAGGATAATAACTAAAAGAATTCCAAAGCTCCAATTCATCCAATCTTCTTTTTGGTACGTCTTCGACTTTGAAACCACGTTGGATAAACGCGTTAAGAGGGAGGCGATAAAAGATTGCGCCATTTTCCATAAGTGCATGCCATAAGATAGCACGACCTCCCAAAGAGGTAAGACCGAAGATGATACAGTCTTCAACTTCTCCATGATGTTTTTTAAGGTCATATAAATACTCCTTTTTTATTTGCGCGTATTGTACAGGAATATTTGCATTTAAGTAAGCCATATTTTCATTATCCTATTTATACCATGATATTAAAGTATATCTAGTTCCTTCAGTAATTTGTCTAACTTCATGTTTATATATACCATTATTGAATAAAACTAAACGCCCTGTTTTAGGACTAATTGATACACCATCAATAACTGTTTCTCCACCTGTAAAGTTATCGTTTAAATAAATTATAAAGGCAAATCTATCTCCAGGATCATAGTGTGGAGACATTTGAGAATTAGTAGGCCATTGTACTATTTCCATATTATCTGGAAACTGTAAATTATAATTAGGAAATGTTTTACAAATTTTTTTTAAAACTTCTGGGTCTGTATATTTAAATATAAAAGTGTCATGGTAAGGAGTAGAATCATATGTTTTAAAAATATCAATTAAATCAGTGCAGTATTTTTCTGGTAAAAAATTATCTTCTCTATGTATTATCATTTTATACTACCCCAATTTGGCCCTGATTCATAATCAACCTTATTAGGAATCTGTAAGTCAACAGCATGTTCCATTATATCTTTTATTTTTGCAGCTTCTAAATCATTTGTAACAGATATATCAAGCTCATCATGTATCTGTATGTGTGGTGTAATACCTTCTTTATATAATTCTAACATAGCTTTTTTAGTCATATCCGCAGCTGATCCTTGAATTAATTTATTTAATGCTTTGTATGTAAAAGCTCTACGATGACCATTTTCATGCCAATAGTTTTTTTGTTTATTTCCATCTTTATCTTTAACAAATTCTCCATCTTCATCTTTTATATGTGGACCCATAGCTTGAAGTTCTAACATTCTTTCATGATCTTGTGCAGGTACAAATCTACCCCAGTCATTACCTTTTAATATAGGTTCGTATTTTGGAAATCTACATTTTCTATTTAAGATAGTTTTTATTCTACCTTGTTTTTGAGCAGCACTCATCAATTGATTTGTTAATTGTTTTACAAATGGAACTTTAGCATGGTAAGTATCAAATAATTCTTTAGCTTTATCTTTAGATACACCAAGTTCTGCTTCTAATTTAGCTTTACCCATTCCATAAAATAAACCAAGGTTAATTACTTTAGCCTGACTTCTTGGAATCTTTGCCATATCTGCAACAGTTTGGTGAAAGTCTGCCTTAGGATCATTATCATATGCATCAGCAATTTTATTAACTGAAGCTAAACCAAATCTTAACGCATACTCTGTAACTAATCTTGGTTCTTGTTGTGAGTAGTCAAACGTACCCCACTTGCAACCTTCTTCAGGTAAAAATAAACTTCTTATTAATGGACCTGTGTTTGGATCCTTGGCTGGAATCTGTTGTAGATTAGGATTTGAGTAACTAAATCTACCTGTAACTGTACCACCATCATCAGATCTAATTTGATTTATCTCCGCATGAATTCTACCATTGTGTTCGTGTCTTAAAATTGTATCAATAAAAGTTGTATTAACCTTGTTTATTTTTCTAGCTTCTGCTATCATTTGAATTACAGGATGCTCATGATTAGAAAGGAAATTTTTTGTAAATGAAGGCGCACCAGTTTTTGCAGTTTTTTCAAAGGGTAGTTTTAAATGTTCAAAAACTTTTTGAATACTACGTGCAGCCCATATTTGAGTTTCTACTCCTGTCTCTATTTTTACTTGGTGGATTAATCTTTCTTCTTGTGTTGTTAATTCTTTTTTTAATTGATTGGCTCTTGTCACGTCTACCCGCACCCCTAGGAAACGCATATCGACTAAACAAGGAAACAGATCTGTCTCAAGATTAAATATATCTTGACAATCATCTTCTAATAATAATTTTTTTACATGTTGCCAAAGTTTAAAAGTTAGTTCAGCATCTTTTTCAGCATAAGCTCCTACTTCACTTGCAGGTAATTTCCACATATCTGCCTTTGGATCTAATCCTCTTGACTTAGCAGCATCGGTCAAAGCTTTTTCATTCTTACCTTCGTTAAGATAATGCCATGACAAAGCATTTAGTGTGTATGCAAATCTATTTTCATCTAAAACAGAACATGCAATCATTGTATCTACGATTAAACCATTGATTTTTATACCTAAATTACGTATCCAACATACGTCATACATTGCGTTATGAAATATTTTTGTAGCTGGACATTCACAAATATCTTTAAACCATTCTAAAGTTTTAGTTCTATTCATGTTTGGTCCTTCACCATGTGCAATAGGAAAATACCATTTGTCATTAAACGTAGCGACAGCGATACCAACAACTTCACCATTATTTGTAACTGCACCAGATCCTTTTGATTTTAAATCAGGATCTCTTGTTTCTAAGTCGATTGCAATCTCATCATAATCTCTTAGATCAGGATATTCAGTGGGCTGTACCCATTCGGTTTGTGTTAAATATTTAGGTATCTTCATTTAGATAATATGTATTTCTTTTCTACTAATTTATTTAATTTATTTTTATTACTGAATGCATACAAAGCTGCATCATAAGTATGTGGAAATATTTCCCAATCAACTAAGCTACCATAAACTTCTAAACGAAATTTATATTTATTTACAGTAATGTTTTTTGCCTTAAAATTTCTATTAGGCATTATTTTTTCTTTTTCATATCATTTAATTTTAATAACTCTAATTGACAGTAGTGTACAATTTTTTTAAGATCTTCTGCCCCTCCTTTTCTCTGGTAACGACAAACGTATTTAACAACGTTTCCTTGAAAGAATGAAAGATCATTCTTTGAAATAAATTCGTAGGGTTGTATGGGAAACTTAGTGTAGTGATTCCCGCCTACTTGGGTGTATTGTGGAAATGA